TCAGACCAAACAACTTGGTCAGCGGTCATAGGAATTTCAGCTCCAACCATACGTAAGAAAGAAGCGACGGAACGATTGCCGTAGCGCTCGACTTCTTTTTCGTACATGTCAGGTAGGTGCTGTTGAGCCCATCCGGTGGAAAAATCCAAATAGTTTCCGGAGAGGGTTTGTTTAACTGGGGCTGGAATCGCGTTTAGATTCGCGCCGGCAGCTGGAACAGTAGGTATAAAGCCCATAATAATGTAGTTTTAATGTTTATTGTTTATTGTTTAATTTTAACTCGAAGCTTCGAGCTATCATCACCACTAACTGCCCTCACAGTAAAGCCTCCAACATTGCTGACTTTTTCGTGCGTCCCTCTCGGACTCATATCAACATTCTTAGAACGGGTGACACTATCTTTAATAGCATCAGCACGACCTTGCTCGTAAAAGTGGTTAGCGACGACGTCAGGATTCATTGCAGTAAAAAGAGATTTATGATAGCCCTTCGCGTTGTTCATCACTCCTTCGTCGTTAAGAAACTTCTTAACAAAATTATTGATGTCGCTCTGGACTGTTTTGATCTCTCCGCTATTCTTGATGTTGAATCGATATTTCTTTTCCCCAACTTCGTACTCAAAACCTTTGAATTTTTCGTTGAACAACTTATCGGTCCCATTAAGAAAAGCATCTGACTGCTGTTTCATTACCTTAGACGTCTCCTCCGCTTCTATATTGTGTCTATTAAAGAAATCAACTGCATGCTTCTGCTCAGGAGTTAACTTAGAGCCGGTCTTGATGTCAGCGTAATACTTTTCACGCATTCCACCTAGATATTCCCGGGCATGGTTGGCTTCTTCTTTAAACGCCAATTTTTTTCTCTTGATTTCACGCTCCTCATCAACATCCTCATCAAATGAGAATTTGTCCTCAATAAGAAAATCAATCTCTTCTTTGTCGAGGTGTGACTTGGTTTTTTGATAATATTCGCGAAGCATCGCTTTATCATCTAGTGAACTAAGATCCTTATTGAGGTAAACATAATCTTCAATGTTTCCTCCCGTCTCTTCCATAAAATCAACTAACTTTTGAATGTTTTCGGGTAGAACTTGCTGTTCTTCCTTCTCAACTTCTTTAGTTGGCTCTTCTGCAACCGGGGTATCCTCCTCAGGATCTTCATCAGAGTCCTCCACTAATTCTAGTGTAGGTAATTCTTCTTGGCCTTCCTCCGCAACTTCCGTTACCGGGGTGGGCTCGTTTTCAACTGTATCTGTAGATTCATCTTCAGGTTCAGTAGTTTTTCCCATGTTTACTTGGATGGTTCCATCCTCTAACACGGTGTTTTCTGGTTTTTTAGGTTCCGCAACCTCCGCTTGTGGTTCTACCGCGGTTTCAGCGGCAGTGGATTCCTCCACTACCTCGTCTTTATTATTTTCAGACATGATAAGATATTATAAGATTATACAACTGTATATCACCTAGGATCAAAGGAACCTAAGCTAAACCCCCCACCAACAATGTCGTTTCCAGCGGATTCAAAATCCTTTGGCGGGTTGTTGTTTTGTCGCTGATTGATCAGCTCACTTTGCTGCGATGCTTGGATTTTTGTACGCTTATCCTTGCGGTCTTCCTTGTTGTCCTCTCTGGCCTTGAAAGCTTCTGCTTCCACACCCCGAAGGCTCTTGTTAATTTCAAATTCGTAAGCCATCAGCTCTTTCTTGAGGCTACCCTCTTGTTGTAGTCTCTGAGACTCAAATTGAGCCTTCGCTTGAATAAGCTGCAACTCCATTTGCGTTATAGCTTGCTGCTTCTGGACATCTGTCTGAGCAGCCATCTGCTGTGTCTGTGCATTTGCTTGAGATTGTGCTTGGATATTTTGCTGCGCAGCTGCTTGATCACGGGCTTGTTTTTGTTTGCGGCGCAACTTCAATAGCTGGTTAGCAAGCTTCAAGCTACGAATATCACGTACGTCAATTGCATCCTCCAGATCAATGCCTTGCTGTGCAAGAGCAACCTGTATATTATTCTCTAGCAATGCTTTCTCTTCTTCGTCGGGCATAAGCTCGATAAAGATACCAAAATCATATAAATACAACTCTGAGATATCCTCTAGAATAGCTACGTTATGTGCGCCGATCTTTTCCTTGAAAGCTTCCTTCGTGGGTGAGTACTCTAGTATATCTGAGATACGTAAAGATAATCCCTCTGCCAGCTCAGCTGTTAAGAACAGCCCTGAGTTCAGGATGTGGCGTGTTGCCGTGTTTGAATTCGCCGCGGCTAATTTCTGCACCCCAACCAATGCTTTGGCATCTGGTGTGGATCCGTCTCTTGCTTCGTTTAAACCCGTGGCATCACGGATCATCTGCATATAATAGTTATATGTGGTAATCAGTGTTGATATTTTGTTGCTGCCTGCACCTGTCTGGATCTCTTGGATTGGCACCTTGCCATGGTTCATGTCTCCGTCTATCGTTAGACTGCGCCCAATGACACTACCTGTTTGGAAGAACATATTCAATGCTTCTTGCGGGTTGTAGTTCGTTCCGTTGCCTAAATCGACCTCGGCTAAGCCGTCAGCGTCAAGATAGACGCCATCAGGAACCATTCTTGAAAGAACCTGTTGCAACTTCAAGTGGGTAAGCTGAATCATGTCTGCAAACCCAGTTATACGGCTAACCAGACTTTCGATGCGCCCTTCATACATACGAGGTGCACAGATGCTGTAGTTCATGCGTACTTTGGTGTAGTCACTCTTTGGACGTAGCATATTCTTAGCCACTTCCCATTTTAGCAACTCATCCACGCCTAAAATCTTAACGCCCTCATAGAGTACCTCCATTGAGCTGGCTACCTTAGAGAACTTAGCTTCTTTATCTTCTGGCGGATTGAACTGGTCATCTTTAAGGATAGCCTTGTCGTTCCCGGTTGCTGTTTCTTTAACCTTATAAACCTCATTCATGAAGGTCTTGTAGTTAAAATAAAGCACTTGCACCTTATTTACGTCTGGTCGCCCCCCTGTTTTATGTGCGTTGTCAATCTGCTCATCCGTAATGTCTGGAAACTGCTTCTTAAGTTCATTGACGGGGATGGTCTTAACCTCGCCGACGTAGTACACATCGTCAAAGTAAGGTGAATCGGTGTGCGAATAAACGAGATCAGCAGGATCTACATACTCGACCTTAGCCCCTTCGGATTTAGAGAATGTATTTTTCACAGCGCCAATGCCTAAGACTGCTAAGTCATAGTTTATGCGCTTGCGGGTTAGCTCATAGTGGTTGCCCTCCAGAATAGTGTTGATTGCTTGCTCTTCCGCTAGCTCTACTCCTTGTTTGTAGTCCAGTTGCATATGCAGCTCTAGCTCCTCTCCGTTTTCAGGTAGAGCATTTTTGTCTGTCTTATATAAGTTTACGCCAAATGCTTCTTGAGCAAAGTCGCTAATCTCCTTAGTTTGCATGTCACCAACGATGTCCTTCATGTAGTCAGCTCGCATCTTAACCCCGTGAGGATCCTGTGAATAAGCCTTAATATCGAAGGTTCGTTCTGAAATTCCATTAACAACGATATCAACGAACTTAGGAATGATAGGTACGCACTTCCAATCTAAATTAAGATAAGACAAGTCGCCATTGATAGACAACTCATCTTTGTATTTGCGCACAGACTGTTCCCCCCTAGCGTATAAGCGAAGGTTGTGGAAACCAGTTCGGTTGGTCCCATAACGCCCGTTGCTGTAGTCCTTATTGAACCATTCGCTTTCGATTGCGTTACCGACCTTCATGCCATACTCATTGGTGGCTTTCTCCAGATCGCTTGCGACCTGACTGGGGAAATAACTTCTTGTAACTGACTCAGCCATAATTTTTGATTATTTTCGATTGTGACCCGCTATTGGCGTATCGTGCGAAACTTATATTTACTTTTGTTCTTTCTGTTTTATTAGTTGGAGCATACAAATGTTTGTTACACGCCATAATTGCTAGACCTGAGCTGATAGCAGCATCAAACTTGGTCCGTTTATTAATATCAAACTTGCTCCAGTCACTTAGCGTTCTAGCAAAGTACATGTCTCCATATGTGCTATCCTCTTTTATACCTACGAAATTCTGTATGTACATCTCGATTGCCGCGGCGTGAGCCTGTTTAATATCTTCGCTGGTATTTGGTATACCTCCTATTTCTGTTTCCGTAACTGAAAGCTTATTACTAGCCTTGTCAGGTCTGTTCATTGTGAACCCTCTGTAACCCCTCCTCCTAAGACAGTAAAGCAGTCTAGGC